GCTGTTTGAGAAAATCAGTACGAATATCTGCCATTTCCTTCATGCGGTCGCGGGCCTTATCCCCCATCCCGGCACCAAGAAAATCAATATTTCCCCGGTCACGCGCAGCAGCGTTGCTGTCAGCCAGCCCATCACGGAACGTTTTTAACTGTTCAGCAATGTTTTTCTGATCAATTAGCGCAGCATTGTGAAGAAGGGTTTCTTTTTTAGCTTGATCGAGTGAGGCTAGCTCCCCCTGAACTATCTGATATTTTATTTTTGCCAGTTCATTGCTTTGTCCGGCGAGTGCAATCTGTTCTTCTTGTTGTTTAACAATGCGGGTATATGCATCCTCATTTTTTTCTACCTCTGACTTTCCGCGAGGTTTTTTTTGCGATTCGTTAAGTTTAAAGTCTGTAGCAGCATTACCTTGAATAGCTGCGATCTGCTCATCCTGCCCCGGTAAAATATTACCTTTATTATCAGTTCTAACCGCTCCCTGTTTGATGGCATCCTGAAGCGCTTTAAGCTTGGCCCGCTCAACACCTTCTTTTTGAGAGAGGGCTATGCTCTCCTTCTGTTGCTTTATAAAATTATCGTAAGCTGTGTTGGTTTGAACTGCTGGGGGCTGGCCGCTCCCAGAGCGTTTTCTTAATTCGTCCATGAATTGAATGGTAACTGATAGCGAAGTTGCCATTGCTTCATTAACATTCAGTGCACCAATTATCGAGTTTTTTATTTTGTCAAAAGCAACTGCCGACGCCTGAACTTTTGAGGCTAATTCTGTTTGTAAATTATTTTGTGCATCTACAGCATAGTTTAATTGAGATGTAGTATCAGCAATATCTCGGGATATTTTGTTATATTCCCGCTGATATTTAGCAGCGTTCTGTACGTAACCATTATTTTGATCATTCTGAACGCCCATTTGTCGAGCGAGAGACGTATATTTCTGAACTTCAGCAGCTGCCTCGGCTTGAGCATCCCTCAAGTCCTCCAGCTTATCTTTGAGCGCGTCAATGGATTCACCAGAATCGGCAATAGAACCTCTGATTTGAATTTCGCTCATGGCTTTCGCTTTTTCCACCACCTCATCAAGGGTGGAGGCATACTGTATCGCAGACTGACGCGCCTGTTCCTGATTCTGATACCATGTATACCAGGCGCCTGCCCCCAGCATCAAAATCCCTGGAATGCCACCAAATAAGGATGATACGCCAGCCCATGCCGTTCTTGTAACAGAGGTTAGCGCATTCAGCCTCTGGTTTGCCATTGATAGCTCATTAACGGTCGCGGTCTCGGCTTTGTTAGCCTTTACCATATCCATTGAGTTTTTGGCCAGAAGTGTTCTGATAGTCGCACGTTGTTTTTCAGTCTGCGCCAATTCTAATTGAGCCACGAGCGATCGTTGATTTGAAAGGAGAAGTGATTTTTCTGATTCGATCTGTGTAAGTGAAGCATTTGCCCCCTCAATTTTGGCCGCTGTACTCGAAATTTCTGCACCTCTGGCCCGTATAAGCTCTTCGGTGTGCGACTTTAATTGCAACGTCCAGTTACCAAGAAAACGGGTAACTCCAATCGCCGTTAATGCCCCTGCTGCCATTGCTATTGTATCAATGTTCTCTGCCAGGGAGTCAAGCCCACCAGCAAGCGCTGCAGAGGCACCATAAGCATCGTTTGTACCGCCAACCCAAGCAAGAAAAGCATTTTCAACCTTTTGAGTTGAGCCTGAAACCGTTTTTGGCATTGATTCAAATTCAGCCTGCATCACTCGCAACTGAGCGGTAATGGCCGGAACCACTTTATCTATTGTCAACAGTCCGTTATCAGCCATCGCCTTGAGGTCTTTGCGGGCAACGCCCATACCTGCCGCTAAAGCACGGATGATTCGATCACCGTTTTCGTTAACAGAGTTGAACTCCTCTCCACGCAATACTCCCTGAGCTAACGCCTGGCTGAACTGCGTGATAACAGAACTAGCCTCTGACGTGCTGGCCCCAGATAATTTAAGGCCCGTGCTGATAGCCTCGGTTACTTTCAGTACATCGCCAGAGGAATAACCAAACTCACGCATTGATGCTGCCGATCGAGCAAATAAACCTGCGTTATCACTGAACGCTGTCCCTGTTTTCTGGCTGATGTCCATAAGTAATCGTTGGGAATTGGAGAAATCATCGGTTGATGTTGACGCCTGTTTTAAACGTGCATTCACAGAACTCCACTCATCAGCAAGGGCGATTAGGTGCCCAGTCGCAAAAACTCCGGCAAACGCACCAGCCATACCCATAGCTGCGTTTTTAGTTTCTGACAATTGTGCAGATACTTCGGCTAGTGCCTGTCTTGTCTCGCGTGCAGAAACAGCCGCCTGCCGCCCCCCCCTTTGCATTGTCTTATAATAATCGGACCCCATGCGAGAGGCGCGAGCGATCTCGGTCTGAAAGGACTGAGAATTAGCTGAAACTTTTATAATTAATTCGCGAAGGGTTGCCATTGCTATTCCTCTAACAACAAAAAGCCCCGCTTGTGCGAGGCTCTTAATTTAATTCATTAGTTTAATCAATCACTCATCCTGACCGCATATCTTATAATAAAAATCCAAATCAGAACCAATGAGGGCTTTGTATATCTTCTTATCATCAATAGTATAGCTTACACCTTTAGAGAAAAAACCTTTCGATTTCATTGTTAAAGCCAACTGAAACTTTGAATAACCAGCATAAGCACCGTAACTATTTTTTGAATTTATTTCACCACAAACAAATCCGCCAACCAGCCCATCTTTTTCACCTGCTTTTACAAACCTTAGATAGCGAAACTTTGCACTATCTGGATCTTTCATGTCAGCAGCAACTTCCTTTTTAGCAATATCTATTGCTTTTTCTTCGCCGGGCTTACATCCGGCCAGCACTAAAATGGATAATGCCAAAACTATTAATTTTTTCACACAGCGCCCCTGTTGGTAAAGATATGAGTAAATCCTACCATTGGTTAAGAAAGACTTCAGCTATCGTTGTTTAATTCAAGCTGAAGCCGCGAGCAAAGCGGCTTCTAAGCCTGCAAAAGGATCGCCGCTGTCGCTTGCCTCGTCCTCTTCTGTGCTCCACTTGAGTTGAGCGTCTTCGATGGTGACTTTACCGCCCTGCGCCCCGTACATCGCTGAAACCAGTTGGGCATTGAGAATATCGCCACGGATATCACCGATCGGGCTGATACGGTCGAATTCAGCCCACATCCTGAATTCGCCGACCGTCATGGTTTGTCGCAGTTCGCCCAGCGTGCGGCCCATCCGGAGCGCCAGCGCCATCAGGAACTGCATGCCAGGCATTTTTACTTTGCTTTGGCATCATCCGCATCACGAATGAGGTCAAGCGCCTGTTTCAACAACCGGGAATGGACAGGGCCATAAATTGCTTCAACCTGTTCGGTGTCATCGACGGTGAAAACGTACTGCAGGTCGCTATCCAGCAGAATATCAATGAAGAGTGTGACATCTGCCCGCATCGTGCGGAAAGCACGTTCTGAAGGGGTCAGTTCTGGCACCTCTGGCGCTTCCTGCCCTTCCGCTAGTTTTGGTTGTTCCGGGCTGGCAATCCCCTGCCAGCGAATCCAGGCCTCAGCCGATGGTTCACGAATGATAACTTTGGCGTTTTCCCACTCCGGAACGGTGACTTCTTTTTTACGGAAACCCGCCATCGGGGCCAGAGCCAGCGCTTTAAGATTCTGTTTTGACATTAAGTTTATCGCCGGTTCCCCGGCGCTCCATTAACTGATAGTGACGGTGTGGTCAGCAGAGGTGATAACAGTGCCATCGGCATCAGTAACCACGCAGGAATAAACACCCGCATCGCCTGATACTGCGCTGGCCTTATTAAACGTTGCGCTGGTCTGCCCGCTGACGGTGGACGAGCCCTTTTTCCAGACGTAGGTATAAGGTTCTGTGCCGCCCTGAACCACCACACTCATTGTCAGGGCGCTTCCGGCCGCTACCGTCTGCGATGCGGGAAGGTCTGTGGCAAAAGACAGAATGCCAGAGGCGTCAATGTTGGTTGGTTTACCTTTCAGGCGCAGAGAGAATGTCGCGGCAACGACGCCATTAGTCTGTGAGTCCCAGGTGTGCTGACGAACTTCAGCACGGAACAGGAAGCCGTTTCCGGAAGGGAACACAACCTTAAAGCCGTATACGCCGTCATTGTCGTAAGCGGTACGCAGCGTATCCTGTGCCGGGTTGCGGTAGAAGTTACCGGAGAGAGACATCTCAGACGGTGCCGGGAGCCCGTTGATATTCTCCGTTTCTTCGGAGCATAGCGTTGTCACGTCAATATCGTTTTTCTGACCGGCGGTAAAGCTGGCCTGTTTAATGGTACAACTCAGGTTGAGCCAGGTCGCCGATGCCAGCTCTTCCGCAGTGACCGGCACTGATGTAATCATTACTACCGTTTTTTGGGCGCGTTCGTACAATGCTGACATTGCAGCCTCCATAAATGAAAAAACCGCCAGCGGCGGTCAGATTGGATTGGTTCCAGTCAGGCAATGACCGTTATTTCGAGGGTTGCCCGATGAAGATGGGTTGTCGTGTCGTAGCCAGGGATTTTTGTCACCTCGACAGGTGAAAGAACCTGCAGGCGAGCCAGGGCATCCAGGCGTAACGCCCGGGCTTCGTCATTCGTTTCAGCCCATACATCAACCTGAATGCGCAGTGTCGACTCTGCCTGGCCGCAGAAAACATCCGCGGATACGTCAGTCGGTATCGAGAAGATGATGTAAGGCGCGGGAACATCGGGAAGACCGTCACTGCCCAGCGATACCACATACGGATAAACCCGCCCGTCTGCCAGCGGCGACAGCAGGTCATAGAGATCATCTTCTGTCATTTAGCCAGCACCTCATCAATAGCCTGATTCATCCGCTGCATCGCCACCTGCGCAGCCTCTTCCATGCGGGTATCAAAGGCAGGACGAACAAACGGATGTGCTGGCGCCGTAGATGTTCCCAGCTCCACGAAGCGCCAGTAAAACGCATTCCGCTTGTTGCTGGCCTTCATGGTGTTGTCGCTGTTCCCCGTTTGCGGGTTAACGCCACGAATATGCACCCCCGAGGAAATTTCACCGCGTCGGCGGCTTTTCTGGGTGACGACAACAACGTTTTTCTTCAGCTTCCCGGTTTTCTCAGGAGCCCTGTCAATCACTTCCTGCCGGAGAACTTCGGCCCCGGCGCGGGTCGAATCCCGGAGGACTTTATTGTTTTCAGCTTTGCTGAGGGTTTGCAGGTCTCGGGCGATATCCTGCAAACCGGAAAAATCCAGATTCACATCAATCATTTTTCGGTCCCCTGTTTGCAGAGAATTTCCAGCCGGGTACCTCTGATATCCGGAACCGGAGGCCCGGTAACGTTAAGAACTGCGCCTTTAAACGGGCCGGTCAGTACCTTCAATCGGGATGTGGCTGAAATATCCCTGCGAAAACGCACCCAGACCCGGATTGTCGCATCAGCATGCTCTACGCCAGCGGCTAACAGCTCCCGACCGCTTATCCCCTTAACCTCGGCCCAGATGGTTTTCCCATCTTCCCACTTTTCAACCGGCTGGCCGGAAGGCGTTCTGGAGGTTGTGAAGTTCTGAATGGTGACCCGGTGCCGTAATCGTCCTGCCTGCATAAATTCTCCTACAGCGGAATATAGCGGTACGGCTCTATCAGAGAGGTAAAGCCGAAGGGAATGCTGGCCTTGGCCGCATCTGTAGCTTCTTCCCTGTTTTCATACCAGTGCCCAACCAGCAGCATCAATGCCAGTAAAATATCGTCAGCAATCACCAGCCCGTCAGGATCAGTTTCCGGCACTTCATCTTCATAAAGATTACGGTTAATGAAGTTCTCCGCCCTACGGCGCGCAGCGCCATAATAGAGCATAAGCGACTCATCTTCCGTTGTGTCGTCGATATCGATCCGACACTGAGCCCTTAACTTTTCAATCGTTGTGCTCATCGTTTTTCCCTGGCCCGCAGCGAACTGCGGGCACAAAAAAACCGCCGGAGCGGTGGAGGTTGAAGCTGATTATTGCCTTAGCCGCCAGATGCCGGTTTGCCCACCAGCGCTTTGATAGCTGCCGTGTCTTCCAGTACGCAGTCAAAACGATGGAATGCCAGAAACGCAGTCTGGTCATATTCTGCGTAACGCTCCACCAGCCGTTTCAACGTCATGTAGGTGACGCGACGAACGATGAAGCGGTTAAAATCACCGAAATAGATGAATTTATTCCCGGCACCAAGATCGGCGATCCCCTGATCTACTACATAGGGTACGTTCAGAACGGTGGCGGGGGCACCACCGATAATAGAAGGTAACCAAAGAGGACGCCCCTGGTTGTCCTCCATCTCTTCCACAACCTGAAGGGTTTTATCGTTAAAGGCCCAGCGAATTTGTGGAGCAGTGCGATAGGCCGGATCGACAGCATGGCGCAACGCATTCATCTCTTTCCAGGTGAACGCAGTTGCTGATGCAGTATTCACGGTGCCAGTAACGGATGCTGCAAGACCCTTGGGTTGAGTAGGCGTGCCGGCACCAGTACCCTGGATCAGATACTTTGCTTCGCCGCGGCCAATGCGTTGGGCAATTCGTCCAGCCAGGTAAGCTTCAATATCTACCCCGCTATCCTGCAGAAGTTCGTTGGATACGCGAATGATTTTTGAAGAAAGTTTTTTGGCACCAAGTACAGCAGTTCCAAAGGTCACATCACCTTCAGAAGCTGCAGAGTTTTCTGCCAGAAGTTCACCCTCTTCAGAGGTGCCATCAGAGGTGGACCAGGTAATATCCTGCCCGTTGGACGTGCTCAGAATTTGGGCAACGCTGGCAATACCGCCATATGCTTTCATAGCATCGACGATTTTGTTCAGCATTTGCGTCGGGACGGTATACCCGCCCTTCTCGTCAGGAGATACCCCTTGAGCACGATGCTCTTTTACAGCCTGACGTTCTTCTGCTGAAAGCTCAGAAAACCCCTGGCGTAAGTATTTATCAAACGCCTGAGCCCGGCGCGCTTCGGCCTGTGCTTCTGGTGTGCCCTGGTTCTGTTTTTGCTGCTGGCGCTGCTCCTGCTCATTTCCTTCAATATAGTCCTGATCCTGGCGGCGCAGTTCCTCTTCGCGAGCAATACGCTCATCAAGGGAATCAAGCTCTGATTTTGCAGCGTTCCACTGGGTGCGCTGCTCATCAGTCCAGGGCGAATCACCAATATTGTCATGCAGGGCACGCATATCTTTGGCGATGGTGTTACGTTTTTGCTTCATTTCATGCAGTTTCATGGTATTTCCTTACGCGTTAAGAAGGGTCAGCAGGCGCTCGCGCGCCATTCGTTGATTAATGGCGTTCTGTAGCGCACCGCTGTTGCGCGCCTCCTGCCAGGCTTTCATTGATCGGACGCCGGAATCGGCCTCCTGATATGCTGGATAGGTCACCGGGCTGACATCAAACAGCCGGGAAAACTTCGATATTTCACGAATAACAATCCCTTCATCGTCCTGGTACCAGTTTTCACCGTCATGGGCTACCCGAAAAGCAAAGGACGACTGGTTAATATCACCGCGCAGCATAGGTGCCAGCACCAGATCGCGGATAGTCTGCGTATCCGGTGCTGTAATGTCGTAACGCAGGCCGCGATCGTCGACTGACAAGGACAGCGTTCCAGCGGCGCTCCGTCCGAGAATAAAATTGGGGTCATGGTTAAACAGCCCGCGAACATCATCATTCAGCACATCGTCAAAGGCTCCGGGCTTGATGATTTCGCGAAATCCCCAGAGAGGTTCAGAGCGACTGTTAAACACCGATCCGTAACCCAGAATGCGGGTAGGCTCATCGGTGCGTTGTTCCGCGCGAACCTCCCCGCTATAGCAGCGCGTTTCACGGTCATTCATTGGTATTTTCCTCGTCGGTTTTTGGTGCCTTAAAGTCGTCTGCCGGGTTCGCGGCGTTAACGCTAACCAGCATTTCATCCAGGCCATCTACCGGGTTCATATCTTCGAAGGCCCGCGCCTCATTGCGGCTCATCCAGCCATCAGTAATTGCAAAGTGGTAGAACTGAGCGCGTTCCTGCGGGGTACCACGTAGTAGACCGGTCAGGTTAAACCGAACGTAATACCCGGCGGCCAGCTCAGCGCGGGTGAACAAACGGCGATTGAGTTCCTGCTCCCAGTTCGTCACCCACGGCATGATCGTGTAGCGGACAAACTGAATAGCCTGCTGCGTAATGTTTGAGAAAGTGGCCTTTTCGAGATCGTTAATCATATGTGCCGGAACGTTGAATATTCCGGCAATCATTGAGCGATTCAGTTTCGACATATCAATGATCTGGGCATCGACCGGAGAAACAGTAAGAGCCTTGTAATCCAACTGGGCAGGGAGAAGCATTGTTTTATTCTCCTGGCTACGCAAAGCGGCAGCTGCTTTCTGCCATTGTTCTTTAAGCCATCCCCAACTTTCCTTATTCAAGTCTTGCTTGACTGAAATAATACCTGCTGGTCGCGCATTGCCACTAAAGAATGAACTGGTGTATTTCTGCCCGCTCATTCCCATACCAATTGTCTCGGCATGTTGCATAATAGGACTGAGCCCCATTTTCTGGTTATTCCCCAGCGCGCGAATATGCACCATATCGTCGGGGTTAATGGCATAAGCCCCTTCCTCGTTATAAACACCATAGGTATAACGTCCGCCGGTATTAAGTAACGTCGTTTCCCACGGCATACAGCATTCCAGCCCGGAGACTTCCCCACGCCTGGAACGTTTTACCCATGTATAACCATTACCCCAGCCCAGAATATGACGCTGTTTTAACTCGCGCCATTTATAGCTGGTCTGCCATACATTCGGCTCATCGTGAACCAGATAAAACACAGGATGATCGCGAGCGGCTTCAACCTTATTATTAGTTTTCCGCATCACATGGAGCGGCATCTGCGCAATATTTGATGAAATGACATAAATACAAGCGTAAACAGCAGCCAGTTTCATGGCCGTTTCCGGGCTGACAAACACATCGTTGGCAAAAATGTTATCTGTTTCTGCCGATTCGCCCGTGATCGGTGTGCCGGGGCTTTCCAGAGGTTCACTACGAAACAAGGCATCAAGAAGCATTTTTCCCCCTCATAGCCGCCACCAGCGCATAAAGCAGTAGCAGGCAACCGGACATCATCAAAGATGGTGCCAGTCCGAACTGTAGATATACGCCTGCAGCGAGCGAACCGAACCCGGCCAACCCAATGGCATCAGTGATAAGTGTTTTCATATAATTAAAAGCCCTTCGCCCGGGTCGAGAGTAGACAGGAAATCGCGTTCCTCATTGAGCATTGCGCGACCAATAGCCATTATTAAAGCTACAGCTCCGTCTATTTTATTTTCGTTCTGCTCTTTTATTGGCCTCACCACATCATCATTTCCAGGTAGATGCTTACCTACGACGTTTGAAATACACCAGGTCATTATCGGATTGCCGTCATGATGGAAGCGCCCGGACTCTACAGCAGCCTCAAGTTCTTTCATCGGGTCCGACATATTGGTGTAATTCTGGATAATAGTTATCGGATTAAGCTGTTCGTCAGCCAGATGATGGGATAAGTTTGTCGCACCATGTGGATCGATGGGGCTTTGTTCAACAGGGGTCTGTTGATTATCACGCTTGGCGTCTTCCAGTATGACGCGGTAGTCAATTTCTGCCCCCTCGGTGATAGTGATAAGCCCTGCTTCAACCCATTTCCGGTACCGCTCAGCGGTTCGGTGATCGTCAATATCATTGCTGTATACGGTGTCATAAGGGACGTAGAAACGCGGAGATATACAGTAGTAATGCCGTTTCCCGTCTATCTCACGGGTAAATAAGCGAACCTTAGAGTTCATGTCCAGTTTGCGCGCAAGGTCAAAAGACAGAATGCAGGGCTGGCCTTCAAATTGCTCAATGGTAAGAGTTTGATCTTCACATTTTCGCCAGCTTAACAGGTTGAAATACGCAGCGCGGGCAGCAACCCAGATATTCAAGTGTTTCGTTTTGAATATCCCGGCCATGCGGGGATTATTTTTGGCCCTGCTTTGCTGGCTTAAAAGGAAGTCAGAATAAACCGATACCCCCATATTAGGATTGGCTTTGTGAAGAACCGCCGGATCAGTCCAGTCATCCCCCTCATCAACGGTGTAAATGACGCCAAAAAGTTCATCATTCGGCACCGTTCCGTTCAGCATTTCGATAACTTCACGACGCTTATCGTAGCAAGGGCCTTCAATGTTATAACCCGCAGTTGTTATGGCCCACATAATCGGCTGTCTGCGGGCCCCCATGCCAGTGATCATAGTCGTGTATAGAGCATCACTTTCATGCTCATGATATTCATCAACAATGGCACAATGCGGTGACTGACCGTCGCCAGGGTTTCCAATCAACGGCTCAAATCTGGCCCCATCTTCAGGGCGACTGAGGTTCTTGGCGTTAACCTCTATCCCGAATGCTTCAGTTAACAACGGTGTCCGCTTGCACATAAGCCGTGCCGGTCGAAAAACTTCCCAGGCTTGCTTTTCAGTGGTTGCACCGGAATACACTTCCGCACCAAATTCACCATCACAGGTGAAACAAAAAAGCGCCACACCGGCGCTTATTGCTGACTTCCCGTTTTTCCTGGGGATTTCTGTATAGACCTCTCTGAATCGGCGCAGCCTAGAACCTTTATGAACCCACCCAAATGAGCAACAAATAATAAAGAGTTGCCATGGTTCCAGCGTGATCGGCATTCGTTTGAATGCCCACTCTCCCTTGGTATGTGGAAGAAGCTGAATAAACCGGGCTGCACGCTCAGCAAAGTCTTTATCAAAACGGTATCGAAATTTCTTTCCCTGCGATTTTGACAAATCGTCGATATGTCGCTGGCAGGCATCAATGACATACTGGCATGCCGGAATCTTTCCGGCGACGACATGCCTTGCATACTGATTTGCAGCGTTAACGTTAGGATAGGCTTTTCGGCTCATGGCGTGATCATCTTCAGGAATGGGTTTTCGTTCTTTTTCTTCCCGGCCAGACCGACCAGGCGCTGTCGGCTGCTGGGGTCCAGCCCCAACATTGAACCGGTAGAACTCATTTCCGATTCCTGTTCTTTTTTGGCCGTAAGTTCAGGGTTTTTAATTTTCCCGCCCATTGCGCCAGTGATGGATAACCCATCAACAGCAATATTTTTTACCGCCCTGCGCCAGAACTCATAGGCAACGCACCAGCGCTCCAGCACTGCAAGATCGGTCACGCAGAGCAAGCCCTGTCCGCATAATTCTTTGGTTGTCAGCTCCCACATGATGGATGCTAACGGGAGTTCCTCTTCGGCAAACCAGTCCGGAGGTGCTACGCCATTGATGGGGGTGAATACTGGTTCTTCTTTATTCAGGGCTCGCTTGCCGGGGTTTCCGGCCAACTCCTTGCGCGCCGTTGGCTTTGGTCTACGCCCGGAACGCCCCGCCGTTCCAGCCATAAGCGTTACTCCTGGTTAAATTTCATTTTTCGCGGGTATAAAAAATTGACTGAGGCGGCGGTCCTTTGGGCCTTTGCCGTCAGGGATTTGACCCGCCCCCTCCCTGTCGTCATCCAAATGGGAATTGATATCATTTGACAGCTTCGTGCACGATTTTCGCCAACTTGCGGCTTGGGGGACCGCTGTTACCAATTCGAGGGCTGAAGACCTTGTTAATATCCCAGCCCGCCCTGAGTCGGTACTCAATAGAGTTCCGGGAAATCCCCAGATAGTCAGCCCATTCGTTAAGACACATCGTCTTGCCATGAGCGGTATATCTGCGACTTGAGTTCTCTCGCATTGCCCTTCTCATCTTGTCTACGCCTCGCTTCTGGTTACACACGGGGCAACTTGGCACAAGATTGTCAGGCTCGTTGTTGGTCTTGCAGTCATCGAGGTGGTCTATGTGAAGAGTGTCCCAGCCCACAGTCTTAGCGCACCAGTGGCAACTGAATGGACCAGCGCCATATTTGTCGTAATAAACCTTGCGATGCTCATACACCCGTGAACTGCCGCATGCTAAGGGATGATCTGGCGCATACACTAGGAGATACCCTCCAGTGTGCTCCAGCTTGCCATCCTTCCTGGTGCTAAGTTTCTCTGTAGAGCCATGACGCCTAACACGCATGTAGTGCTTCTCGCAATACGGGCTATTACGGGACCGTACCGATAACCCGCATCCACCCACTACACAGATGGTATGGGCGTGCAAAAGCCCTGAGTCATTCGATGATCCAGTCATGTTCACCTCAATATTTAAAAGCGCTTCAGCCGTTCAACAGCCGTCTTGGATTTATGGCAGGCATAACAAATGGATTCAAGATTCGAATCATCATCGGTACCCCCATGAGCCTTAGCTTTGATATGGTCCACGGTCTTAGCTGCTTCCGCACGACCGTTACGCAGACAGTTTTGACACAGGTGATTGTCACGTTTAAGAATGCGGGCTCGCTTAATATCCCACTGGCTACCATAGCCGCGCTCATGCCTGCTCTTGCCCTGCTGATGCTGCTGCCAGCCTTCATTACGATGCTTCTCGCAGTAGCCTGAGCGGTCGGTTGTTGTGCCTGCGCATCCACGCTTACGGCATGCTCGGGGAATTAGTGCGGGCATGATTAAGTCCTTATGAGATTTGCATTATCACAGGCACTCAGTGAATGCCTGCTGTAATGCCTAGCTCGACTGTTCAGCGCTCGTATCGAAGAGCGGCAGCGCTTCAGTTGCTTCCTGTACTGCTTTCATCGTCTTTGCTACCACTTCGGTTTCTGTCGTGACGCGGCTGTATTGCTGGATGAATAACTGGTACTTAAGCGGACTATCCTGAACAAACTCTACAGCGACTTTTGCGGCGGCAGTGTCATAGTTCAGGGTGGATAGCAGGTTCAGGCGAATCTGCTGGGCGTCGGTGATTTCGACCATGTCTTACCTCTAAGCGATGTGGGGAGCATTATCGAAGCCCTTCGCTGAAGAGCTTCCGTAATGCCTACTGTCGTTCCAGGTGTTCGTAACGTGAAATGGTCTTGCCGTTTGCGTTCATCACGTAGGTCACTTCTCCCTGCTTCAGGAATACGTTCTGGTCCATTCCCGATACGGCAATACTCTGCTGGTTGGGGTTGAAACCAACGCTCAGTCCACAATGAATTTCTTCGCCGCCACTAGGCGACATCACTTTTACTGTTAACATGCTTCTTCTCCTACTTCTGGCAATAAAAAAGGCCGCCATTGGCGACCTGGGTTCAAATTATGTGTTTCAGGGCATATGACACGAGTAACCGCAGTAATAGCCACCGTTGGATTGCGGGTTGACTTTCTGCATATTCTCTGCAACCTACATTTAAGTATAGATCGAACCAGCAGTCCCGATTATCGCAGCAAGCAGAAAGAAGGTGACGGCAGTTCTACGCATTTGCACGCCATAAAATGACAGAGCCAACCCGACGAAAGCAACAATTAAAACTGTCCACATATCCAGTAAGAGGAAGAGATATCCCTCGAAAGCACTGTCAATCAGTACGTCCACATCGCGCATTCCTTTTAATAGATAAACTCCGCTGAAATACTATCACGATAGCGTTAGCAGACTATCTGCTAATCATCAAGCATCGACTGACTTATTTTCGGTGGATTTCTTTTCGCAAGTTGTGTTAGCAATCAGCGTCAGGGCGAGCCACCGCGCGGCATGCCCACATACAGGCTTCCTGCATTTTGGTGCGAGCGATTGCCAGACAGCGCAAAGCTTCATCAATCTCCCGAGCCTGCTCAGCGCTTAACATTGCCGGGCCATTACGGACAGCCAACAATTCACCTCGATCGGTATCAAGCAAACTACAGAAGTGGCGGCTGACGCCTTTAAGGCGGTTCATTCGCTCAATGTCGCCAGTGGTTAATGTGCGGTAGCCTTTTACAGTGCTGCCGTCCTGCGGTTTTGCTTCACTCATTGGTTTTTCTCTTTTGGTTGGATATGGAAATTTACCCGCTATTGCGAGGCATCACGATTAAAGGCTGCTACAGGGTGGCGGACAACATTTCTCCTCTATACTGTTAAATCGCCTAACTCAACAGAACAGGGAGAAAATATGATCGATCATTACTACGTAACTCACGCTCAAATCCTGGCGCTGAGAAACGTTGTTGCTTTTATCGTGCAAACGATGCCCGAAGAACAAAAAGAAAATGTCCTTCAGGTTTTGAGAAAATTTGCTGAAATAGAATTAATGGATGGTATCGACGCGCCGCCTACGAGTGATATCACCCCGAAAACAGTTGAGAAGTTAAATAAAGCCTACAAGGCTATCTTCAATGACATTATCGATCTTTCAACGCCTGGCAGGGAATCTGCTTCAGCACGCTACCTGCAATAGTTCTCGACCTTATCTCCATGATGGCCAGAACCTTCTTGTCTGGCCCTTTCTCAAGTTTGCTCAGCCGAAATTCAATATTCTTTGTCTTGGTCATCGTGTAACCCTGTCTGTTGATTGCGGGCAGTTGGCCTGCACGGATTTGTTGTGCGCCAGAATGTCGCGCTTCGTCTGTTTATCCATCACGTCTATATCGTGGTCAGTCAGGTAGATGATCCGCACCCAGTTGCAGGCGGTATCAACCACCACCGGGGCGGGTAAAGTTTTCGCGCAGCTCGTGATCAACATCGTCATCACGCATATGGCTAACAGTCTGCTGTGCATTGCTGGCCTCTTGAATAACATCTGCTTTACGTTCTGCCGCGGCGACGGTAGCAGCGGCGTTCTCTTCGGTGCGCTGCTGTTCGGCTTTGGCTTCCGCCTTGCTGGTTCCGCGAGCATGACCAATGCCAAATGCGCCTACGATTAATCCAAGCAGAACGACTACCAGCCCGCTTATAAATTCAAGGCTCATTGCGACTCCTGCTGCTCATCCGCCCTGTCTTTCAGCTTTGGCTGTCTGACGTACTGAGAAAGAATGGCGAGAACTACCAGTGCAGGGCTAATCATCGCCACAACGTTTGGCGGCAAAATACCTTTGATATCCGGCGGCAGCATTGCCCAAGCATGAAGCGCGGCATCCGGGAATGACTGAGCCCATACGCCAAGCAGCGCGCCAGCAGCCCCAAGGCGGACAGACCATGTTTTAAGCAACAACCGAGAATGCGCAACAAACTCCAGACGAGAATATTTGCGCAGCAGTAACAGAACGAGCACGGCCACCAGCGCCAGAAGGCAGAAAATAATCATTTTCACAGGCTCACCCGCTCTTTTATCCAGCCGTACAGAAACGTCTCATTTGCTGGCCTCGCTTCGGCCAACTCAAGATAGCGAGCGCCCTGGCTACAATTCAGCCCCTTCAGCAGCGTGGTTTCGCCATCTTTGCCGCGAACGGCCAGATAGCTTTTCAGCGCTGCAATAGTGATGTTGCCTATCGCGCCGTCCGGCTTCAGGTCCGGATATAGATTGCCCTGCATATTCAGCGCCGATAACCAACGCTGCAGGAATGTACTGGCGACACGCGGCCCCATGTTCACGCCGGTATCACACAATTCCTGTGCAATTACTGGCGACAACTCGGCAATGCGGTCGAACTTCGGTTCAGTCCAGTATTGCGACAGATAAATTGCTTTGGCTGTATCCCGTGGTAACGCCTTCATATCGCCGCTATAGCCATATGCGCGGGCGGTAGTCTGCGTGATACCCCAGCGCGTTGGGCCGCCTTTATCATTCGGGTTATTTACGTAACCCCCTTCTTTACCGAGGATGCCCTCGATAATCTGATCTGCTGTCATGGCGCCTTGACTCCGGTAATGCGCTCCCAGAAATAGGTCAAAGCAACAGAACCCATTGCCCCGCTAATTCCGGAAGTGGCCAGTATCATGTAAATGCTCAGTCCGCTTTCAATGCTCACCAGGCCAGCAATAACGCCGGTAAACCCTGAAACCACCATTTGGGCAAGAGCATTGATCAAGCTCCATGTTGCCTTGCTCTGCTTCACATCTATCAGGTAGCGGACAAGTCCACCCCAGCAAGCAATGATCAGCAGAACCAGCCAGGACATCCCGGCAATGCTCTCTTTGTCTTGCATACGTTTAGCCATAGTTACCGCCTCCGATGAAAAATCGGGAAGCTGTGTGTTTGAAAAGGGTCAGGCCCGTCAGGCTGGATTTAACAACGAAGCGTGTCGATGATGATTCCTGCGGGACCTGATAATAAAAAAGCCATGCAAATGCATGGCCTTGTGATTTGAATCCGTTATTTACAAAATGTATTCGAGACAGTATCTTTCGACTTCCGGACAAAAAAACATATACCGGGACAAAATCTAAATGTAACTGCCTTGCCTGCATGAAACCATGCGGGCTTTTTTTTGCCCAAAGAAAAAGCCCACCGAAGTGGGCCTTACAGCTATCATCATTTTTTATTAGGTGTGGTGCCGGGTGCCTCCCGGTAAGTCGCCGCCAGTCCACAGACGACTCGCAATGCGCAAAAAAACATATCAGACTGGCAATGCCCCTCCGCATAGGGGGATTCACCACACCATAAATTTAACATCTGATGAAACTCGTTTCAATGCTCTACGACGATGTGACAGGGGTACTGATGCAATGCATCTCGCGAATACCCCTGTCGTATCGCCGGAAAGCAAAAAAGCCCAAGGCGTTAACCTCGGGCTTCTAATGATTTTTGCTGCTCAGTTCGCTTTAACGTCCCGAGCCTAACACAATTCAAGCAGTTTCTGGCTCACTTTGCAAGTAAAATCTGTCGCTATTTGTGCCGAATGCATCACACATTGGTGCGTACAGCATCGATTCAGCCAAACTTATCCATGCATCAACTCTTCGTCTGCAGGTCATAAAGCACCAGTCCGGATGCTTTTCATTGAGCTCTTCCGCTATGCGACGCTTGCTTTTCCGCAAGCGGTAATGGTCCACCAGCACACTGTATAAGCCTTTATGTTCATTCGCGATAAGGATGGCACCCAGGACCCGATCAATCAGAAGCCCTTCATCATCAGTGCAGAACGATAGGCCGCTTTTGTTTTTCCCTTCTAAAATTTCACGGAAGAACGCCTCAAGCTCAGGTTTCGAAATTCCTGATTTCTTCATGCGGCGTAAGGCTTCATTGATAGCCGTTTTAGTTATCTTTCCAGATGCCAGTAACTGATTAAACATATTGCCGCCGCTACCGCCGCCAATATACGACCAGCGGCCCCACATACGCAGCTTTCCCTGTATCCAGATGCTTTCCAGCGTACGGAGGCGAATCATTTCACCTGATTTACCAACCTCAGAAGGGTTAATCATTTATTCACCTCATTTTTGATGATATGTCCGGGAATAATTTCGAAGGAATTACTGCACTGATTTCCCCAGCGGTCCCAGCCAGGCCATGATTCGCGCGCGAAAAGCTCCACCCGGCTGACATCGCCGTAAAGCAGTTCAAGCCGACGGCGAACCTCCCAGGGTTTCTCGCTGTGCTCACCGAGACAGGAGTAAACAACCTGTTTAATTGACGCGCTAGCTCTTTCCAACCCGGCGCCACAGGTGGCAATTAGCAGATCTTCAGTATTGGCCCGCGTGTGGTTGCCTCCATTCATACGGGTTTCGCTATTCAACATCGACAGCAGATCATTGAAATCCACCAATTCACCTTCAGTTAGCGCCTTATTGAATCGCCTTTCGGCATGCTGGTTGAGCTTTACCCATGTAAAACCCTTCATGGTGCGAATACGAAAACCCCAGGCTTCAGCCAGCTCGATCGCTTCTTCGGTATGCGTCCAGGTGTACCACATCGCCAGAACGGCATTTTCTGCAGCCAAGCTCCATACAGGGGTACGCTTAAGCTCAGCAAGGCTCATCGTGTCATAGTGGTTAACGGCTGCGCCGTTACTGATTTTGTTGCCATATTGCCAGGGCGGATCGACATATATAAGTTGGTATGTCATGCGACCTCCATAAAAACGCGTATAAAAGCCGCTGCTGCCTGGGCGTTTATGGCGTTGCCGTACCCTTTCAGGCGTCCGACGCGGCGGAGGGAATGGGACCAGACGCCGATCCCGGCGAAAAAGTGGCACTGGGTAAATCCTCTGAGGTCGTCAGGTGTGACATCTTCAATACTCCGTTCGTCAACTTCGCCCGGGGCTATATGCCCGGCGGCTATGAGGTTACGCAGCCACTGTGCTGCAAATGGGTCGATTTCGTTGTAGTAGGCCACCGGCGTCATACAGTGACCTCCCCTAATTCCTGAAGAACCTGCGCCAGCAACTCGCTTTCAGTACCGAATTTCTCTTCCCATGATTTACGGCCGGCATGAATAGCAACGCCGTAACCACCAGTGCGATGATGGGCGTGGCAAAGAGGAATGACATGGAAGTTATCAGCGCGGACAGACAAGCCAGTGCCAGAACTGCAGTGATGTATTTCAGCGGGTGATTCACCGTAATCAAGGTTGCGGCAAACTATGCAGCCAAGAGCGGCTACGCGGCTAAGATGAAGCTTTTCAGCTTTGGTTTTTGATTTGCTCATATCGCACCGCCTGGATGCGACGGACGAGCGAAAACACCAGCTATAGCCGGTGCCATGGGGTGGAGCTTTTGAGGGTGTTTCTTCTGTGCCATCGGTTTATTCTCCGTGGCACAGCGGTTGGTCGGTTCGGTGTTCAGCCGATGTGATTATTATAAATCAGCTTGCTGCATGTGAGCTATCATTTTGGTGAATTTTGTTCGACCTTGCTATGTACCTCCCAGCGACTGATCCCGCAGCTGCCGCAGAAGTTGGCCAGGTAATCCAACCCGGACCATTCCCGGACACCTCCACGAGCAGCCTCTACGTACACGCCAATATCCTTATCTCGCCAAAATCCAAACAGCCTCCAGCCATCGCGATCAGCGATTTTTACCGCAACAATACGAGTCAGAACTCCAGTTTGATACAACTCGGTAAAGGCTGGCTTTTTTCTGGTTATCATTTGCATAAATAACAAACCTTAGATTTGTTGATAACAAATATGGTGTTTGCGTTTTATGGCTTCTCATTCTGTAGAGGGCGCGGTTCAGTTTTTCCGATTGGCCGCCCGGCAGTAATCACTACCAGATGCTGAGGATATATTCAGTGGTCGTACGTACAAAATAAGGCCATCCGAACATAACTATCAGCATCAACGCAACTACTGTCACCCCAACCAAAGCAGACATAATACGATGCATGCTCACCATATTTACCTCCCCCTACAGCGGACAATGAAACCTAAAATCGCTATATCATGAAGGTGTGACTTATTTATGAAGGTGACGGGTTATTTAGGCATGCTCCCGCACCTTCTGTCGCTCATCTTCGTGAGAGAAGTCTTCTCCATCGATTGGCATGAGCTCTTCATCGTAGAAATAAGAGAAACCACCTGAAGGTGTGTTTGTATAAATCGATACATCTCCCTTTACTAACCATCCAGGGGTTTCATCACGCCACCCATGCTTACCCACGCCAGGAAAATTAAATACATATCCATTCGTTACTTTTTCGACTAACTCAACGCATCTGCCAATTTCAGGTTTATTTTCTGAAAAAATTACTATCGCCAACCCGCCTGCACGTAACTCAGCCATGATTCACCTCCTGCGGGGCGGCTGCGAGCATGGCTTTGTATCCTTCCTTGATGTTTCGGTCATACCCGCCAACGTGATACCGCATCTTTTTTACCATTTCTGATGTCGGCTCCTTAGGCACCATCACGTAACCGGGAGGTGCAACATAGCGAACCTCAACGGTGCGGTCTGGACCGGATGCTGGGTCAATGCCAATTACCTGAGAATTGCTTGACGGGTGTTTGATTTCAGCGCCGGGAGCTGCACCAGTGTTGGGCTGAATGCTTGATGGATGGTTGAGCATGGCGGCGCGGCAGGCGTTCCAGGTGCGCATTACTATCACGGACACATCATCAAACAACCGCATATCCTGGACAAATTTGCAGGCGTCCCTGATAGTCATTTCTTCCGGCACTACCGGCGCTGGCTGCGCGTGGCGATAGAGCGGGATATCTCCCGCCTCTGAGTTCTGCTTGCCCCACAGATACGCCGTCTCCCTTCCTCGGTAGATATATCCCAGGTTGCGCTCGTCGGTATACGCTACTGGCTCACCGTCCATTGCGGCCAGCGCTATTTTGAAAATTTGCGAGTCAATCTGCGCCTCTTCCAGGTGTGGATATTTTTCAGTGACTGCAATCCTGTGCTTTAGCTTTTCGATTAACTGCTCTCTGGTAAATTTGCTGGTCATAGCCCGCGCTCCTCTCTTGTCTGCGCAAAAATAGCGGCGTTATTTCCTTCTGGCGTCAATTTCACGCTGTACCATGTGTAACCCTGCTTTTCGCAATCGCTGCAAAAAACAACGAAACCCCGCCTAAAAAGCACAGGCAGCGATGGGCAGTTAACTCTGCGCCTTCCGTTGTCCTCATCGCCACGCTTTCCATCGCCTTGCAGAAAGTAACGGGTGCCGTTTTTCATTCTGCGAAGCGTGTAAACCTGCGCGTCTGTTAATTTGCTGGTCATTGGTTGGCTCCTTCTTCCTGATATTTTTCGAACCAGAAAATCACAGGCGCATTAGTCGGCTGGACTAGTCCGAACGATTCCGCAGTGCGGTAACTTCTCGACGCCCGGCGAGTCACATCAACTTGAGTTGCAATGCGATTGCGAAAATCCTCAACCGTGCTGCACATTTTGAACAGGTTGCAGGGTATACATGCCGGAACCATATTGTTGATGGTGTCGTTTTCAGGTCTGTCCATTGCGTAGCCGTTACTGATATTTCTTCGCACCGCTTCGACGTGGTCAGCGTGCCATTTGTCGCTAAGCTCACAGCCGCAGTAAGCGCAGCGGCCGCCAAACTTCATGCGCAGCTCTGCGCGCTGTTTTTTGGTCAGTGCCATCTACTCCCCCTCAACCTTGATGCCAGCGGCGGTGAGCGCAGCATCGACATCGTCGGCGAAGTAGTAAGTTAATCCGCTCGATGATTTAGCCAACTTGAATGGCTCTGGCATCTTCACGGTGCGGGACTCCAGCTCTGCGATGCGCGCTTGCAACTCCTCGCAATGGTCCGTTATCCCACGGCATTGAGTTTTCCAGTAGGTTTCCATCCCTTGCGCCTTCTCCAGCGCCTCTACCAGCGCCAGCACGTTCTCGTGACTAGCTAACGCGATGAACTTAGCGTCCGTCCTATGCAGCGCAAGACCATAGTCGCTCGCCAGTTGCTCTTCGTTCCACCAAGTCGAACCTTCTTCTGCGATTGCTTTCTCTGCTGCCGCTTTCAGGCTCTGCGCCAGTTCGGTGATATCAGTTGTCATGCTGCACCCCAGCAAATTTGAGTTTTGTACGAGCTTTCCATGCGCTTCACCGCGCCGATGGCTTCGAGCTTCTTCAGGCGGCGCAGCGTATAGGCCGCATTGATGTTTTTGTGCTTCCTGCGTAGCCAGTAGGTCACGACGTAAGTCATGCACTTACCGTGCTCAGAAAGCACCTGGATGATTTCTTCGTCGGTAGGTTTGCTCATTTGGCCACCTCTGTGTTCGCATGCTCTCGAATTTGCTCGATAAGCTCGCTGGCGTCGACCTCAAAGCACTCCAGGGTTTCGCATCCGCCAACCTTAGAGCCTGATATGCGGTAGCCGCCGCTGTCATTGCTGACGCATAGAGAAAGTCCGCCGCTCTGGTTATGACAGACCTCGATATAAACGTGATTTGGCTTTAGCATTTGTCGGCCCCCTCGCGCAGCTGCTTGGCGAATCTCTCAGCGTCTACCGCACTACCTGCATAAGCCGCGCGGAGCATCTGGTCCATTTCGTTGCGATGCTGTCGAACGTATTCTTTCTGACTTTCAGCGAACTCCTCCACCCCATCAGCCTTAATCCCGGCCAGATAAGCGGAGGTGGCGGGGGTTTCAGGCAGCAATCTGTAGTCGCTTGAGCCCAGCCACCCGTTTTCAGCTGACGGCTTTTCGTAATCAGACTCAGTGGCCTGTTGGATAATCACGCCCCAGCGGGTTGTACCGGCTTCCTCCGGCCATCCATCACCAGCATCCTCGCGATAATCATCGATCATCTCTTCAGCCGCTTTGATTGCCTCTTCCCGAGTCTGGTACGTCTCAAACCCTGCATCATCGCTGTACATGAAGAATTTGTGCCCGGCCTTCAGCCCCACATTCTCCGCAGCCAGCTGCCGCAGCTGGTCCTGCAGGTCTACGCCAGCCGGGCAGCCAACAATCTCCCGGCACTTCTCGATAGTTGCCAGTGCAGCCGTTAGCTCGCCTTTCAATTCGCCTACAGCATTGAGTTTTCTCACCAGGTATTCAGCGTTTGATTCATTGACTTTAAGATCACCGGGTAAGCATTCGCCACGGAGAAATCCTTCCATTTCATATACGTTCATGCTGTCCACCACTCAATAATCATGCAGATACCTAAGGTCAGAACGACAAAGGCGATTAACCCGAGAAGATTGGCTACCGCGGCAAACCGACGCAGTGCGTATTTGCTGTAATGGTCAGGATCAAAGTTCATAAGGCCTCAGAAAATAGTTATTTGCGTAACTCGCTCCACTGCCTGATAAGCGATGCGCGCGCTGCTTTCATGCTGTCTTTCTGGTATGTAACGCTCACGGAATGATGCCTTGCAGGGCAGTTAAGTGAGCCATACCTCAGGAAAGGACTGTTTCCATGCCATGAAAATTGCGCAACGGCTCCACAGGTCGGACATATTTGTTTGCTGGAGTCGCTCATGCCGCATCACTCTCCTGATCATCAGGTTCCTCGGAATCTTCTGCTGGTGGGCTACCGTGTCGAAACTCCCGGAGGATAGAAATAATTTCAGCTCGCATCGCTGGTGGGATTTCAATGATCAGCCCCTCGCTTGTGTCCTCGCTGCAGGATGCAATCAGCTCCAGGAATTTCCTGGCCTTGCCTGCGTTAAACTGGGGATTGGCAATGCTTTTGGTAACTTTTTTCTTACCAGCGGCTTCAGCCTTCTTCATCAGCCGAGAGGCCTCACGATCCGCGTATACCCCATGCTCGCGAGAAATGCCTATTGCGATGGCGTAGTTCATTGAGCCATCACGGACCAACTTTTTGATATACGGGGTACATTCATGCAACTGAAGATGCTGCAGGATATCGGACTCTGAGCGCTTAACCTTTGCCGCAATCTCTGACGGGCTCCATCCCTGATTTTGCAGGCGGTGATACGCCGCGCCACGTTCCAGGGGAGTAAGTGCCAAACCCTGAGAACTGGTCACCATGAAAGCGATTTTATCTGCTTCGTTGCCGACAAAGTCTTTGCACTCAAGGCGCACAATGTCGTGACCCATAGCGATAGCAGCGAGCGCACCGTGATAGCGATGGTGGCCGTCGATCACCTTTACGCCACGCTCAGTAACTTCTACAGCCAGCGGCGGGATATATTCCCCGGCAATAAACGCATCGCGGAATTCGTCAACATGAGCCTGGTTAAGTTCACGGACGTTGTAGCCTTCTTCTGCGTAAATTGAAGAGATCGGGACGTTGTAGGTTTTTCGGGTAGTCAGCCCGGATTCTTTGTCGTTATACAGCTGGCCTAAGCTGGGCATATGGTCACCTTTTTGAATTAGGGAGTGCTTCGCTATGCGCCCCGCAGGGAGGCGCATAAAACAACACACGGAATGGATGGGTTAGATAGAACCTTCGTAGATAGGCAGGTCTTCGCCGAGTTGGTTTTCCATATCGGTAACGATTTCCTGGAAGGCGTGTTCAATGATTTTTTTCGGTTCGATCAGTTCATACCAAAGAATCAGCTGACCATCTTTCAGACGGTAGCGGATACGGGCATCAACCTGGTATGCCGCGCCATTATGGAAGGGCGCGATTGCCAGACTGATTTTTTCCGGGATTTTTGTATTGCCGGAGCCGGATTTATCATCGCTGTACTGGAACTGGCAGGTTCCGTCCTGCAGGCGCTTAACCGACTTGAACTCAACTTTCCTTGTTTCCTGGAATGCGAGAACCATTTCCAGCAACTCAGTACCCGACGGGCCAGTATAAGAGTCACTAACCGGCGCAATATTCTTGATGTTGTTTTCGAGGAATTCAGCGAAATCAACCTGGTTCATTTTTCTGTTGTCAAAACCAGACCAGGCCTTCCAATCATCGGAATAAGGGCAATCATAAACTGCTTTATGATCCCCCCAGTTGGCATATTCAGCGCATTGGTGGAAGTCCAGTACAGCAACAATCCGGGTAGTAGTTTTATCCGCAAAAACCACGGAACGTTCGTCGCGAAAACGTTGGATATAAGCGATCAGCGAACCTGGAGAGATCAGATTGGTGTGCTGGCGAATGCGTGAAGGTGAGGACTGGAAGTCTTCCAGTGATTGAACCTCAAAGCCTTCAGGAACAACAACTGACGGGATGTCAGTATTAGTTTTGAGCGTAGCAGCAACCAGGTCACGGATGTTGTGCACGGCAGAGCCTTCAATTTGAGACATTGAATATTTCCTTATCAGTGTGTGGAGACGACGTTAGGGTGGAATTACTGGGCCAGCTTGATTGGTGCGGCCTGAGCGACCGGCTCGATAACTTTCAAATCCAGCTGAGTTTGTGACGGGTCGTCACGGAGGAGATCGCCGTCGGCGGTGGAGAACATGATGGTATCAGCGCGGTCCAGTTCGGGAATGGTCCGGCTAACTTTCGGCGTTACCTTCATGGTATTTTCGTCACGCGTGTTCAGCATGGCGCAATTCAGCGTCAGCGTAACAGCGCCTTTCTTACCGGTTTCACGAACAGCTTTAATGACTTCTGCCAGCGCCTCGGTAAGTTCGGCATCCAGGGTGCCTTTGTTGATATAGGCCAGTTGCTGGCTAAACGAGGTAGCATTTTTTGGTTTCGGACATAATTATCTCCAGTTATCAGCAAGGATCGCCTTTCTGGTTAAGAAGCTTGCACAGCCAGCTACGGCGCCAGAGACGGGCGATGGTTTTTGGATTGCGAACAGCCTGCACACCACGATTGACGCGCATCAGGTCGCCGTACTGAAAATTAACGTTACGGGAGGTCATATAAATCACCGATTGGTTAGGTATCCGGCAGGAGTTGAACCCGCGCTGGGTTGGGCATCCCAGCCAACACCGGAAGCGGACACATTGAATAAAAAGGGCGGTTATCCACCAGAACATTATCCCCTTCCTCCTGTTTGATTGGTGGAAGACTGGATAACCGCCAATACTACTGAGTGGATAAACAGTCTGATTGTTTATCCATGATTTGCTTGTAATTTGAGCAATGCATTGTGTTAGAATTGGCAGTCCTAAATGCGGAAAGGGAAGAGCATGATCTATCTATTGAGTGACCTGAATAGCGACGACATCATTGAAATTTCTGATTGGGAGGTTGTTCGTCAACGAGAGAATTTTCATGAAGATGTTGATCTTAAAGATAAAAAGCTATTCAAGATTATCGGTAGTTATGAGCTAAAAGATAAACGCACTTGCGGCATCACGAGCTGCCATAAAGCTCATAACCGTGGATACATTGTTGCCACGGAAGATGGCATAGAGACCAACATTGGAAACGACTGTGGTTTTAAGTATTTTAATGTTGCCTTTAATGACCTCACAAACTTGTTTTTAAGAAATCTCAAGAATGAGCAAAGAAAAATAAGTCTATTTAAAGCTGTTATTAAAATACCTGAATGGCGTAAAAAGGCCGACTCACTCAAAAAGGGTGAGTTTAATATAGACTGGGCTATAAAAAACATTGATTGGATAAAAGACCCATCTGTTATTGGGCGATATGCCAGCACGGAATTAAAACGCATGGCTTCAACATCAACAACTAAGGTGACGATTTCCCGCGTAGCGTCAAAGGAAGAAGCAGACATTCAGGAAATATTTGACCGAAAATATGCAGAATCTGAAGAACAGACAGTCGAAGATGTCATTGGATCAGTTGAACATGTCGATTGCTTACTGGAGCAGAATGATTTGCGTCAGGCATTTTACATGTCCGTAACTAAAGTAATGAAAGAATTGGTGAACTGTAATCCGTCAACTATGTCAAGCCCAGCTATGGCTAAGCTAGTTTTGAAGGTAAGTAATATAGAATTTAATCTCAATTTCTCATGCGAGCGACTAGAAGCAGCTAGAAACTTCCTGATAAAGGAAAATCTTCAACCCATTTACGATAAAATGTTTCAAATGGATGTTGTAAGCCGTTCTGACCTACAGCAATATTCAAATTTTATAAACTGTTTACCTTCAAAGTAGCTGACGTAGGCAGTATAGACCAGAAATCATAATCTTCAGGGGAATAGAATTTCATTTCCCCTGCAATCCATCCACAGAAATAAAGAAACGCGCCCTCCTGATCAAATACCCCCTTTACTAAGGAGTACCCTTCACAACTACTGACAAGCAGGTAGTCATTTGATTCTTCATTTTTATCCGGTATTGAAATTGCTTGTTTAAATTGAAGCGCGAAAAAACCTTCAGTGTTTGACATCTTATCTCCTGCTTGTAGTTAAATTCAGCCCAACCCCCTCATACGGAAGGGGCTGGAATAAATCGGTTTCACGTTCCTACCCTGCATTCCGGTTCTAACGGGTTAACAGGGCATCCGGCGGCACCCCGGATTATGGTTTGTGATAGCCCGATCCAGATTGTTAAAGAGCGGTAGTTGTCTGAGAAAATCATCCCGGTCTTCGTATGCCCCGGGCGGCTACTTCGTGGGCGTCCTGCCTGTTTGCTTTTGATGTAACTGAATGTACCTTTAGTTACCTTTGCCGTCAAGATTGTTTTGTACCTTTTGTTACCAGTGGGTGCAAAAAAATAGCCGGGAGTAGTTCCGGCTATATGCATGGGAGGGGAGAGAGGGTTAGATATTCTGAGTGATTTGAACTACTTTTCCGACGATTCTACAGTTACCGTTAATCTCTATAGGTTTAAAGGCAGGGTTAAGGGGCATGAGATAACAATGTGGGCTATCCCATACCAACTTTTTCACTGTGGCCTCAGTTGAACCCTCCAGCATAGCAACAACAATTTTCCCGTAAAGATCATCAACCTGCCCAAAATTAGGTTCAACGATAACAATAGAGCCCTCAGGAATCGAAGGGAGTCCATTGGGATTTGTCATTGATTCGCCACGGACTACAAGTCCAAAAGCTTCATCAGAAACATTTGCGGTGGTTTGTGTCCAGGATATCACATCAGTCAGTCTTGAGCTTGAGTAGGTATCAGTCCAGTTTCCAGCCTGAACCGCAGAAATGATAGGGATAGCGACAGGAGACTTCAGGAACGGGAAAACTTTTGTGTCGTCCGCTACTACATCACCCTCACCATAGAGTAGCCACTCCGATGTAACCTGAAGGGCAAGGGCGAGTTGATGAAGGTTTTCTCCATCAGGTTTTGTTGTACCGTTTTCCCATTTAGTTACAGACACCCTACTAACTCCCAACTTCTTTGAAAGGGTTTGCTGTGTGATATCTAGTTGGACCCTACGGGAACGAATTCGGTCTTTCATTTCTGTTTTCATGTAACCAATGTTACCTATTATTGAGGTAACTTTTATTTGCTATTTAATGTACCTTTTGTTACCTTCAAATCATCAGATAACAGGAGTCATCATGCGCAAACACGAAGTCATAGAGTATTTCGGCGGTGTTTCTAAAACCGCTAGTACTTTAGGGATATCTCATCCAGCTGTTTGTCGTTGGGGGGAAGTAATCCCTGAAAAGCAGGCATTTGTAATTGAGCGAATCACGAACGGAAAGCTTAAGTACGACGCGAGCCTTTACCAAAAGTCTACCGATTCAGCAGCATGACCGTAACTACCAAAGGAAATTCAACATGGTAGAGCAAAGCCTCAAAGAAGTTGTAAAAGCAATGTGCAAGGCATACCCAGGGGGACGCGAAGCTATGGCTGGCGCTCTTGGGATGACGATCACCCAGTTCAATAACAACCTGTACGAGAAAAACGGGTGCCGGTTCTTTGAGGTCGCAGAGCTTGAAGCGATGGAAGACATTTCCGGGACATCAGCGCTGGCTGATTACTTCGCAAAGAGACGCGGGGCATTGCTGGTGGATGTTCCCAAATTCGAAGACCTGGATCAGGTCGAACTTTTCAACAAAACCATCAAAGCAGCCGCCATGCGCGGGCATGTGGATCAAGTCATCAATCTTGCTCTGGAAGATGGCGTGATTGATGAAGCTGAGGCCGATGAAATCAGGCACTACCACAGGAAACACCTCGCAGCACGAGAGGAAGAGGTGAAGTCCATCCTTGCTGTCTTTGGTCGACGAAAACCAAAGCGAGAGTAACCCCTTACAGGCTCACCACGTAAGCAGGAGGGCCAATGTATCAGGACGAATATTTTCACGTGACTATGCCCACGGTTTTTGCTCGTGAGGACGCCCCGTGGATTAAAGAGCAATTAGCAGCACTCCCGGCAGGTATGCGGGAAAAAATCGCGATGGCGTATGCGCAGGCGTACCAGGAAGCGTTCGACGCTGAACCGGTGTCATTCCGGCAGCAGAACGCAGCACGACGGACGGCAAATCGCCGATTGCGAGAGTTTTGTACGAGATATACCCCAGCAGTGAGGGGATATACCTCGCTCCCACCCAGGGTGTGAATTTTTGAAACCGGGTTGGGGGAAAGGGGGCGGTGTTGGGTTTTAGCCCGAAGGGCTGGAACAGCTTTACCAGAAGAGAACGATCTAACAGATAGATCACTGTATGGGGTTAAAACGCCAACTGGAAATCTGGACGTTTAGCCATCCAAAAGGAGCCAAAATGATTTATTCAGAAGCTAACGAAAAATGGTCCCCGGTGCCGGTTGAGCCGTATTCCAGAGCCTACGAGGTCAGCAACCTTGGTCGGGTGCGCAGCATTCCACGCCTGGCTAACTCTGAATATTTTATTCGTCACATCCACGGTGGTTTTCTGAAAGGACGCCAGCGTAAAGACGGGACCAAAACCGTTACGTTGTCAGTTCAGCGGCAGCGCACAAAGTTTGTGATTGCCGATCTGGTGGCGATGGCATTCGGGGAGGTTCCAGCCAATGCTTAACATCCAGCCCCGCGAAAAACAGATCGTCGCGCTCAACATGCTGCGCAGCGCATGGAAGCAGAATAATTCGTTCATGCTCTACGCCCCGGTAGGGTTTGGCAAAACGGCTATTGCTGCGCTCATCGCAGACGGGTTTGTTAGTCGTGAGATGCGAGTAATGTTTGTTGCACCTTACACCGTTCTGCTGGACCAGACCGCAGCCCGATTCATGGAATATGGTCTTCCTGGTGAAGAGATCAGTTACGTCTGGCGCGATCACCCGTCGTACAACCCGACGGCGCTTATTCAGATTGCCAGCGCCGATACGCTTATTCGTCGAGAGTTTCCGGACAATATCGACCTGCTGATCGTTGATGAAGCCCACCTGAAACGCAAAAAACTGCTGGAAGTTATCGACAATCTCACGCGCAACACGGCAACGAAGGTGATCGGCCTTTCCGGTACGCCTTTCGCTAAGTTCCTGGGTAATTATTATCAGCGCCTGATCAAGCCTACGACGATGAAAGAGCTGATCGCCATTGGTGCTCTGAGCAAATATGAATTTTATGCACCGTCGCAACCTGATCTTTCAGGGGTCGAAACGTCATACGTAGCTGGCTATGGCAGCGACTACAAAGAAGGCCAACTCAGCAAAGTTATGAGTGAAGCCAAACTGGTCGGCGATATCGTAAAAAACTGGCTGGAGAACGGGCAGGATAGGCCAACAATTTGTTTCTGCGTTGATGTTGCCCACGCGAACTACGTCACGATGGAATTTGCTCGCACAGGGGTAACCGTTGAAGTAATGACGGCCAGCACACCACATGACGAACGCCAACTGACGATCCGCCGTTTTGAGCAGGGCATTACCAAAATAATCATCAATGTTGGTGTACTGGTCGCCGGGTTTGATAGCGATGTGCGCTGCATCATCTTTGCCCGACCGACAAAAAGTGAAATGCGCTGGATACAGACGCTGGGCCGTGGATTGCGTACTGCCCCTGGGAAAGATCACTGCCTCATCTTCGACCACAGCGGCACGGTCAACAAGCTGGGTTATCCAGATGATATTGAATATGACTATCTCCCGTCGTCATCTGACGGCATGGAAGAGGCCCCGCAGCGCGTCACTAAAACCGACGAACCGGAGAAGCTGCCGAAAGAGTGCAGCCAGTGCCATTACGTCAAACCCGCCGGAATGTACATCTGCCCGAAATGTGGTTTTAAACCGCTGGCCGGGGAAGACGTTGAAACAGACAAATCCCGTGGGCTGACAAAGGTCAGTAAAGCGGAAGTTAAATACACCACAGAGCAGAAACAATCCTGGTTTTCTCAGATTCTTTTTTACCAGCGCACCCGCGCAGCGCAGGGACGTCCGGTCAGTGATGGCTGGTGTGCGCATACCTACAAGCAAAAATTCGGCGTATGGCCGAGAGGGTTACACCACACCCCGCAGCAGATCACACCTGAAGTCAGCAATTACATCAAATCAAAACAGATCGCCTTTGCGAAGGGCAAAAGCAAACAAGAAGGGGAAGCCGCATGAACACCAAACTGAGTACCAAAAAAGCAGCAATAGGCCGCTGGGCAGAAATTTACAAACGCTTTGGGCTTCCAGGTGTGACAGGAAAAAAGCATTGGCCGAAAGAGTGTCCAGTATGCGGACGGAAGGGGAAATTCCGTTGTGATGACAAGGATGGTACCGGTTCTTATATCTGCGTGTGTGGTTCTGGTGATGGTTGGGCGCTGCTTGCGGCAAAAACAGGCAAAGAGTTTAAGGTACTTGCCGCTGAAGTGGATCAGATCATCGGCAACGAGTACACGGCTGACCGTACCTTAGTGAATCCGGCACGCACAACACTGGCGCAGCAGCGTGAGAAGGTGAGCCGTAAGTTTGCAAAGCTCACCCCGCTGCGTGGTACCGGTGCCGATAGCTACCTGAAGGCGAGAGGGATTAACTCTCTTCCTGCAGAGAGCATCAGATTCTGCGACAAACAACCGGTAGACGGGAAAAACCTGCAGGCTATTTATGCGCTGGCGACTGATGACCGCGGCGAATTGTGTTATCTGCATCGCACCCTGCTCGATGGGGATAAAAAGGCGCAAACAGGTGGCGCGGCCAAGAAAATGATGAAGCTGCAGGAAGACAGTTATTTAGAATTCGCTAAGTCGGTGGCCATTCGCATGTTCCCTACGGCTTCCACGCTCGGAATTGCTGAAGGCATCGAAACCGCGCTGGCCTGTCATCAGATCACGAAGTGCCACACCTGGGCGACGATGAACACCGCTTTCATGAAAAAGTTTCGGGTTCCAGCCGGGGTAAAGAACCTCATCATTTTTGCAGACTCCGACGCTAACGCTGCCGGTCATGCTGCAGCCTTTGAATGCGCAGCTGCAAATCTCCACGCTAAGAACGATCTGGAAAGCGTATCCGTTCGCTGGCCTGCGCAGGGAGACTTTAACGATCTGCTCATCAACGGCTCAGAAGTATTCGAGTGGGTATTTCACCGGGGGATGAAACAGTGAAGAAGCCAGCCATCGTAAAAGTGAAGGTATACAAGCCGAAGAAATGCCCTCAGTGCGGGGAGACCTTCACACCAGATCGTAATCTGCAAAAGGTCTGCGGCCCTCTCTGTGCCATAGGCCACAACCGCGCCCTTAAAGCAAAAAAGGCAGAGGCAGAAAGAAAGGACAAGCTGAAGATGCGCAAAAAGGCGCTACTGACTCGTGGCGACTACATCAAGAAAGCTCAGACCGCCTTTAATGCTTTTATCCGCGAGCGCGATGAGGGGAAACCCTGCCCGTCCTGTGGGACATATCACCCG